GTCCTGTAACCGCCTTTTGGCATTGTGCCGGGTGTCCATCTGTTTTGACCCATTTGGGTGTTGTCAGACGGCTTTTGAGGGCGAACTGCATGAGCGTACTTTTGCCCCCAGTTCAAATTGTCTCCACCTTGCGGTACGCTAGACTTCTTCTCTAGGTCTTTGTAATCTCTCATCGTTTCTCTCCTTGTTTTGAATCACCAAATAACTGAACACCACAAATATCAGGAGGGTTGCTACCCTGTCCCACTCTGGACCCCACATCGTCCAACAAGCCAGTGCGCACGACATTGAAAGTGCCAAAATCGTGATGAGCCGGTCTGTGATGACCCCTAACGCTAGACGTACCAAGGCTACTGCATCCATAAATATCCCCTTCTTTGTAAAAGATATTCATAGTTTAACCTTATTCGTCCTCGTCGCCAAGACCAAAACCACTGCCCCACTCATCATCTTGCATCTTCATTTTGATGGCTTCTAGCTTCAAAGCACGGTCTATCACTTTAGTCTTATCCGTAATTGTCGCTGTGGAATCAATCATGACTGCCGCCAACATGGTGTTAATGGCTTTCTCCAGCTCAGGGTTTATGCCCTTTTCTTTGACTTTTTTAATCACCGCTTAGACTTTCTTTTGGATTTACGGGCTGAGGACAAAGCGGCGGCTACGGCTTGCTTTTGCCTGTAACCTTCTCTGACCATTTTCTTGATGTTTTTGGATATTGTCTTTTGACTAGAGCCTTTTGCAAGTGGCATATCATTCTCCAAACTGTGATTTCAAACCAAAATAAGCGCCGGTACCAAGCGCCCCAGCGCCGAGTAATTTACCGGTTCCCCAGATCAATTCACTTCTAGCTCTTGTAACGTCTTTTGCAGATTGCTCAACACGATTAGCCAAACTATTCATTTGCTCATAGACCTTTTGGTTTATGGTGTTTTGCGAGTAAAGTTTCTTAGCCAAGATTCTGCCTTGCGCGGCAACTTCAGCGTTGGTTTGAGCGCTGTTAATGTTTGATTGCAACGTCTCAAATTCTTTACTATTGATTTGCGCGGCTTTTTGTACGTCTCTTGCTTCTTTGCCAACCGTTTCAGCCGTACCGGCACGACGAGTAGCTGTGCGAGTAGCCTGTGTAATCTGCTCCGCCATAGGCATAGAGTTGGTCAACTTGAGCATACTGTAATTGTCAAGAATAAACTTCTTGAGCGCGTCTGGGTTACCAGCGTATTTGCGCATTTCACCCGCAAAGTATTTCTGCGCTTGGTTTTCTGCAAAAGCACGATTGCCACCAAAGGCATCAATCAAGTTTTGGTACGCTTCTCTGTTTTGAAACACGCGACCGGGTATGCTCTCAGCCGGTACTTTGGCGTAATTCAAGCCTTCTTTAGCCGCTAATTGCTGGTCTATCAGTGCTTTCCCTACCTTAGACTGAAAAGCTCTCAAAGGCTCAGAATCAGCCTTGTATTGATTGAGGAACGTCTCAATGCCGGGAGAAAACTCTTTTTGAATACCTTCAACCATCTTGGCAAGTTTTCCGGCTTGTTGCTGAGAAATGGCGTCAAAGCCTTCAGCGGGTAAGCCATAAGCTCTGTCGCCAAGGAAACGACGCAACTGCTCTAATCCTTCAAAGTTTCTAGGCACTTGTACAACTTCGCCACTGGCTTCATCCACCATGCGACCAGTCAGCGCTTTTTGCACTTCTTTTAGTTGAGAGATAATGGGTTGTACAGATGAGTTTTTAATTTCATTTTTGATGTAATCATCAACTTTTTTGTACGCCTGAGTATCTCTGTAACTTTCGCCTCTGGCTTCTCTTTCTTTAGCCGCGTTAAATGCCGCTGTCTTATTAGTCTCAGCGTTTTTGTTTCTAACGTTCTTTAACTGGTTGTAAACGTTGTCAGCGTAGGTTTTAATTCTGTCGCCAATGGTTTGTGATTCCTCAGGCACTGCTGTGAACTCACCCGCAATCTTTTGTGTTTTAGTACCGGGCGCCGCGGCATAAGCCTGTTCAGCACGACCAGCCTGTTGTGTTGCAGTCTTCTCAGCCGTTGTTGCTCTTTGCTCTGCTTGCGTCGCCAGTTGTTTAGCGGCTTGTGCTTCGCCTCCAGCTCGGTTAGATGCGTAGCTTCTCAGCGCATTAGCCAAGTCTCTAGCCTCTGTACCAAACGCCCTGTTAACAAGATTAGAGACGTAGTTGTAGCCTTTACTGCCGAGTTTTAATGCACCAGCTTCTAAACCGCCAACACTCAGCGCAGTAACAGCTTCACCGACTTCTTGTTTGAGAGGAGACGCGCCCCTTTGCTCAAGTTGTGAACGTACAAACTCCGCCGGTATAGCAGATGCCGCGGCACCCGCAGTAGCTTTAGCAAGTCCAGCACCCGTCTCAGGAATGACCGCTTCGGCGAGTTTTGCGGCGTATGGTGCAAATTTAGTCCCAGCAGACGCTGTTTTAAGCGCTCCAGCCGCAAGTCCTGTTGCCGGAACAGCAGAAGCATACATAGACGCTTTTTCCAAATAGCTAGGCTCTCCAGCTAATTCACCTTTGCGCGGAACAGTGCGCTCTCCGCCTGTTGGTATCAGTGCGGCGGTTTCAGAACCAACAATAGGACCGGGAGACTTGGCTTTAGGCGCGGGCGCGTCTTCCCAACCACCAGTGTCTTTGGTTGTTGTTTTTGCCGGTGCGTCTTCCCAATCAGCCATGTTATTGTCCTTTTATCTTTCTTTGCAATCTGCCGGTATCAGAATTGATTCTGTACTCATACTTTTCTGGCTCATAAGAACCAAAAGCCTGTGTAGCCTGAAACTGGATGTTTTGAGCACCACCGCCGCCTTGTTGTGCGCCAATTAAGGACTGCATACCGCGAATAGCGTCTTGGTCTTCAGCTCTGGTCTTCATGTCATAAGCCATTGCTGTCAAGTTTTGACGAGTAATGTTTGCGCCGTTCTCAGCCGCCCTAGAAGCAATTGTTCTAATTTGCTCATCCATCAAAGCAGAGAAGCCTTCAGGATTGAACTGGTCTTGTTTTAACAAATCGTTGAAACGTTTTTGGAACTGAACAGTAAAGCCTTTTGCTCCACCAGCCAGTGAACGCTCATAGTTAACCAAGTATTCTGCGTACTTTTTAGCAAAAATAAGCGCCGCTTGACCGGATGGGTCCTTGGCTAAATCTGCTCCAGCGTCAGCCGGTAAAGGTTTGTTATTGGAGAAAGAATCAACATAAGTGTTGAAGAAACGCTGAATTTGACCTTCACGACCAACCCACTCAGGATGCTCTGCCACTTGCTGTTTAAGCGCGTAGGCGTCTCCAATAGCGTTACCAGCAACCATAACGTTGCCTTGATTTTTCTTATCAACATTAGAGCCGGTAAATCTTTGAATATAAGAGCCAATATCGCCCATGCCTGTTTGAGCCTTGATTTGAGCCAAGTCTCTTTGCTGTTGCATAGACTCTTGGTGACGACGCTCTGCCGCGGCTTCAGTTTGAGCATGAAGTTCTTTTTGTTGCAACATGGTTTCTGTTTTTTGCAAGTCTCCTTTTAGACTTTCCATGTAGTTGTAAAACTTCTCTACACCCTGCTTTTGCAAGATTTGTTTGCCAACTTGACCGCCCAGTTTAGCCGCCGCTTGATTAGCATAGGCTTCAGCTTCTTCTCTGTTGTAGGCAAGCGTTTTCATTGCTCTATCAGCGTCTTTATAGGCATCATCCAAAACTTGTTTGACACGAGCCATGTTTTTGTCAAACTCATCTTTTTCTTTTGTCCAAAGGTCTTGTCTGCCTTTTTGCCAACCTTGCATCATTCCTGACATAGCGTTGAGGGACGCTGTTGCGCCCATCTTGCCTTGACCACCCATGGCTACGCCAATAACGCCGATTAGACTAAATAGCGTTGCTAAGTCTTGTACGTTGTCTTTAGTCGGGTGAAATTCTGGATAAGGAAACTTTTGACGAGTGTCTTGAATACTTTGTTCAATACGCTGTGCAGACTCTCTGTTTTGACGCGCAATATCAGCTTTAGCTTGAGCCAAAAACTGTTCTTGTTGTTGTTTGTTCTCGCCAATTTGTTGCTCTAGCCCTGTTTGTTGCTGAAGCAATCCAAGCTGTTGTTGACGTACTTTAGCTTCTTGACCAGCTACGTCTCTTAATGTTTTGCCACCAAAATACTGTTCTACATTTTGAGGCATACCCGGAATACCGCCCATGTTTGTACCTAGCGCATCTCCCAAAGGAGGCGCTGGAGGTGCAGTAGGCACTTCCGGCAACGTATAAGCCGGAGCTAATGGCGGTTGTGAATTGGTTCCTATGGTCATACTGTCCTCTGATATGGATTAGCATAAGTCGGCACACCCGCCGCAATTCCAGCAAGTTGTGTATAGAAGTTAGTACTTGCTTGGTTAAGCGCTTGGTCAAGTTGCATACCTTGTTGAATAGCGCCAAGAGCAATGTTGTCACCAATTTGAGAGACTTGCAGACCGTAGTTGTACTGATTGTTTAGCAGTGTTTGGCGCAAGTTCTCAAGCGTTGCAGATGCTTGAGCCGCGCCTACACCGCCTGTATTAGCCACTTGTTGTTGTAATTGAGCCTGAGCCGCTTGATAAGACTGCATAGACTGAGGTGTGAGTTCACCAGCCGCCGCCGCGCGTTGCAAGTTTGCGCCTGTTGCTTGATAAGGTTGTGCAATAGCTTTTTGTTGCGCAATTCCAGCATCTGTGGATGCCGCCGCTTGTTTGTTTTTATAAGCGCCAAGAAGTCCTAATCCACCGGCTAAACCAAGTCTAGCAAGGGTTGAATTACTCATTCCAAACGTTGTTCCCTCTTGAGTTGGTGCCGCTGTTTGTGCTTGGGGCGCGTTCATGCCGGGCAATTTGGGTTGACCAGATGTATCGTCTTGACCAAAAGGCGTAACAACTCCGGGCGTTGTAATGCTGTAATCAGGCGCTCCAGTTAAAGAATAACCACTTGGAAGCACTGGGGCGCTTGGAGCTACACCGCTAGGTCTAAGTCCAACACCGCCGGTAACTGGACCAAGAGAATAATTTAAACCTGAATCACTGGTACCGCCTATAACGGGAGCCGCCGCCGCAGTTGAAGGAATATAGCTTGCGCCTCCACCGGGTGCATATTGCGTAGCTTGACCGGCTTCAGGTAATTTGCCTCCGGGATACAAGTCAGGATTAGCCGCGGCAACTTGTTCAGGAGCTTGCGCTTGTCCGGTAGAGACGTCAAACACTTCACCGCCGCCATCATCAAACTCTAGCAAGCCTGTATGTGGGTTAATCGTGCCTGAACCACCGCGACTTTTAAGGTACTCAGCTTCTTTAGGCGTAATGTGGGCAAGCAACGTATCTCTACCCCGACCTTTGGATTTCAAAATCTGAGCAAGACCTTTAAGGTCTATGTCAGCCATGGTTTCTGTTCTAAGGAGTTTTGCTATTTGCTTTGCCATTTAAGTCACCTGATTTGGGTTTTTGAGTGATTCTCTGTTCCAAACGGAACGACTCTTTCCAAGGTCGCTAGAACCAAAGATGGGTGCGCCAATATCTCCTACGTTCAGAGCTTGAGCTAATGCAGATGAGCCGGGTGTTGTTGCGGCTTGTGGTGTAGCGGTTGTTGAGGTTGCACTAGGCAACGGCGCCCCAGTAGAGCCTGTTCCTCCAGATGCACCACTTGTTTGGCTAGGCAATAAATACTTATCTAGCGCGGTTGTAATACCGGCTTTCTCCAATCCTGAAATAAGTTTATCTGTGGTGGATGCCCCGGCTTCAGGAGAACCAACAAGGTAATCTACTGAACCCGCAATGACACCTTCTTCAAGAGCCGTAGAAGGCTTGGTGCCTGTTGCCAATGCGCCACCAGTTGTTGCTAAACCGCCTGTAACCGCTTTATTAGCCGCCGCACTGCCTGTTCCTGTAACGTCCACACCTTGCAAAGCGCCTGTAATTCCACCGCTGACAGCGCCTCCAATAGCGCCTTTTTCTGCGGCTTTTGTAACGTCTTGTTGGTTAACCGCCGCACTAGCCGCACTAATTCCAGAGCTAATCACTGCTTGACCAGCCGCATAAGCCGCCGTGGCACTTGCGCCTTCACCAAGTAAAGCTGTGCCTATTGCTGGGGCTAATTCAGGAGCCGCAACCGTTATAACAACAGCCGCTATGGGTGCCGCGTATTGTTCAACCTTTTTCCAAAAACTCATTGTGCGCCTCCTAATTGACTCGCTACTTTACCTAACATAACAAAATAAGCCAACATTTGATAATCCACACCTTCTTTGATTTCGCCGGGTTCAGCTATCTTATTTGTCAAAAGAGCCTGTTTAAAGATGGGATACAGCGTCTTATCTTTGATAGTTGCAAAAGCAAATTGACCCAAATCCACCAACATTTGCGGATTTACCCCCTCCTCTTGCATCAATTCTAATACTTTTTTCTTAAACCCATCATAAATTTTTTGGGGGGAGGAAGACTCTCCAGCAATAGGCTCAATAGGCTTGAGCGCCTGAGGAGATGATTTTGGTAGTTGTTCAGGTGTCGTTGCCATGTTAAGTTAGTCCTAGTGATGCCGCAATTTCTTGGTGAATATATAAGTGTGATGCAATCCAGTCGTAAAAATCACTCTCATTATTCCAGTCTGTATCAAGCAAATTAAAGGGGTTATTAAGCTCCAAAAGGCTTGCAAAAGCCTGATGTTCGGCTTGATGAGCAAGCAACCAGTCATCTAAGTTATCTACATTGGCATCCGTCAATGGAAACACGGGAACAGATATTCCCAAGTCCATAAAAGTCTCCTGAAAGACTTTGTGCTGAGTACCGTTTTCAAACAAAAACTCTCCTAACGACTCTTTGTCGCCATACTTCACAATGGAGAGCGTATCAAAATTCATTTATCCGCCTTTTCGTCCAGCTTGTCAAAAATTCTTTCAAGCACAGCATCAATCTTGTCAAGACGAGAGTTGATGTCTGACTTTGTAGCGTAATTGGTTGGCAACTCTACTTCGATTTTTTGGATGTCATCTTTGAGCTTCTTTACAGAATCCCAAATCTCTTTACACCACCATCCAATTCCGCAAAGAAAAGCTCCAGCAATAAAGTTAAATATTTCCTGAAAGTTCATGTTTACACAGCATAGTAGGGTATCTTCACAATAGTTCCGTTAAGGTCATAATTGATATAACCTTGCGGAACCAATGGCAAGGCAGATGTTGAAAATGTTGCTGTGTTAGCCGTGGTGGCTGTATGATTTGTAGTAGTGACGTTGATACTACCACTGTTAATTGTGACGTTGCTAATGCTTATATTAGATAAAGTGTTTGACCACTGGTTGAGCGTACCGCCGCCAGTTGAAATTAAAACTTGACTGTTGCTACCCGCAGAGCCAGTAATTGTCAGCGCCCCATTGCCGTTAACGCCAAATGCGCCAGTTGTAATTGCGCTTGTGCCGTTGCCGACCAAGAAAGAGCCGGAAGACAAAGATACTGCGCCTGTACCGCCATTAGCAACGGGAAGTGTGCCAGTAACTTGGCTTGTCAAACTGACGTTAGATAAAGTACCGCCAAGCGTAATATTTCCTGAGCTGGTTATGTTGCCAGTCAGCGTAATTCCATTGACAGAGCCATTACCTTGAACCTGAGTAACTGCACCAGTTACGCCAGATATTGTTACATTTGTTAAAGTTAAATTGCCAACAGTAGATGTTGTGCCGCCTAAAGTTAACGTAGCGTTACCTAAAGTAGTAGCGCTATTTGACAAATAACTATTGGGGAATGTTGCGCCTAATCCGTTAATCGTAATGGTGTTGTTACCATTTAACGTCATTGCGTCTGTTGTTGCGTTATTGCCTACAAAGTGAACGGCATTATTGGTTATGGTACCAATAACCATATCCACATTTCCTGAATAAGCGTAAACAACATTAGCGCCGTAAAACTTTCCTGCTCCAGAAAAAGTGCTGGATGTAATTCCAAAATCACCGTAGGCAGAGCCAGTATCGTTAACAACCGTAAAATCAGTAGATGCTTGATTTGCGTTGCTGAGGTTTTGTACAACTATTTGTACATAGCTGTTAACGTTTGACGCATAAGAAGCAATAATTCCTGTATCGGAATAAGACAAGTTGCCATAAGAAAATACGCCAACATTTGAGCTTGCCGAAATACTTCCTGTGCCGACAAAAGAATTAGCCGTTGTGATGTTGTCAACAACAGAACCGCTAGATATTGTTACGTTGTAAAGAGTTAAGTTTGATAAAGACGACGTAGTGCTTCCAGCAGTAATTGTTGTATTACCTAGTTTTATTGGGAAACCATTGCTTCCACTGGCGCTACTTACTGTTTTTAACATTCTTAGTCTCCATCACCCGGAGTGATATAAAGTGTTGCTGTGCCTGTTGTGCAATTTGCTGAGAAATAAGCATTAGGCGCAAACGTAATAATCTCATCTGTTCCCGGCAACAAAGGCAAACAGTTAGCCTGAGTTGATGAGGGAATAGTCGCCGCACCAGCACTTGCTAATGCCGAAGTAGGTCCGTAGCCAAGAATTACAACAACAGTACCGCTATTGATAATTCTGTACTGATTGCCGCCAAGCGTACTAGATGGCACTTGAACGGCGCTAGACGCAGTAGTTGTTGCAGATATAACTACTGTGTTGCCACAAGGAGAGAATGGTGCGGATACAGCCATTACACACCTACCTTTGCTTGTAATGCCGCTACTTGAGATTGCAAGGTTGTTACTTGAGCAGAAAGTTCTTGTAAAGCCGCAGTTAATTCTGCAACAAATCCAGCACTCATTCCGCCTGTAACTCCATACCTTTGTTCTTGACCATCATTAGAGGCGTTTTCAACAACATATTCAGGATAAATGGTTAAAACATTTTGAGCAATAAAACCTGCTTTTACATGCTCATTTGAGCCAATTCTGTCAAAAGATGAAACTTGAAGTTGTATGACTCGCGAAAGAGCGCCTGTGACTGGAGTAATGTTTGTTTTTTCTCTTTCGTCAGATAATGATAAAAATTGGGCGTTAGTTGCGCCATTGCCAACAATACCTCCCATCGCTCCACCACCAACTGTATAAAACTGAATAAAACGTTGATTACTATTTGTTGTTGACGAACCTTTAAAAATGACAAGAGCAGGAGCTGGGTCGCTTGAAGTTGTTTGATCTGTGTTATATATAGTAAATATACCTTGACCACCTGAGAGTGAAATTCCATTTATAGAACCCGCAACAGAATTATTTGGGTTAGACGCACCCCCTATAAAAAATTGACCGTTTGGTAATACGGAAATTACAGATGCGTTTGCAGTAGCTACGTTGCTACTATTTATGTAAACAACACCGTTAGCCGAACCACCATTAAGACTAATAGTTGCATTGGTAAGCGTTACGTTGCCAAGTGTTGTTACTGTGTTTCCAAGACCAACTGTTGTGTTACCAATGGTTACTGGCGTATTAAAGTTGGCGTCAAGATTAGACAGCGCAATGGTTGTTGTTGCATTAGCAAAGGTATAAGGTACACCAGACATATTAGAACCTCACTCTTAATTCGTGTTCAAATTCAAAACCGTTAATGACAAATCCGGGATTAGACGACTGTATCGTTTGACCCAAATACTTGCCGTACTGAGACGCATCTGTCTTGTACAGCGTATATCCTGTTCCACCAGACCACCCAATCACTGTGGATACGTTGTTTTTCCAAAAAATTGTTGTGTTGTAGATGTTGTACCAAGTAACAATATTACTTAATGTATAAGCTGGGCTTGAGCCTTGCTCAGAATCTACCGTGACACTCAGTGTTGCATTTTCCAACAAAGTCGCTTCAACCGCAATCTTTAGCGCTTGCTTGGTGCGAATATTGTCTTTCATAGACATTAAAGCTGTTTGAACGTAACTGTTAATGCCTGAAGTTGTATCGTTATAAAGCTGGTACAAATTAGTTCCGTCGGTACCAAATAAAGCTACTTTTCCGCCAATTGGCGCAGAAACAATAAAGTCAAGATTGTTGACTACGCTGGTAAAAAACCATTTTTTCTCAAAAAAGACAGCTTGAATATAACGATTAGATGAACTAACTCCAGCGCCGCCGGTGTAGTAAAAGTTAAATGCGGCGCACAAAATATTGTTAATCAGAACCTGACCAGCGTAAACGGGTCGAGTAAAGTCAATATTTGTGAAAATACCGTCCAGTGGGTCACTGATTTTGGATGTGGTAGAGCCTACCAGCGCATAAACGCCGTAGTTGTTCATGAACAGCACTGACCTAAAGTACGGGAAAATGGCATAAGGCAACTTGGTACCCACTGACGCAGAGACGTTGGTGTTGGTAAATATGGTCGAACCAGTAGAAGTTACCCTAACATCTGAAAAAACGTTGATGGAATCGTCCCCAAAAATGTACAAAAAGTTGTTGGCGGACAGTAATTGCTGAATGTTGCCGTGCAGTGTGGAGTCCGATATAGCCACAGACCCCGCAGAAACCGTTATAAAGTCGCTGTAAGACCCCGCCGCAGAGTAAAAGACTGTACGCCCTTGGGCAATCCAAACGCGCCCTGAGAACGACGATATGCCTACATTGGTGGTGCTATTCACATAAGCCGTAACAGTTGCCGCATTGGTGTATCCACCGCCGGTTAAAGTCACTGTTGGGGCGCTGGTGTAGCCACTACCCGGGTTGGTCATTACTATCTCAGTGACAATACCGCCTGAAATAATTGCTGTTGCCGCCGCACCACTGCCGCCGCCACCGCTAAATCCTACTGTTGGCGCTGACGCATAGCCTGTACCGCCTGTATTAACGAGTACATAAACCGTGCCAGTTGCAAAAGTGGTGTATCCCGCCACAGCAGATGCACCGCTACCACCGCCACCTGAGAACGTGATGGTTGGCGCAGAGTTGTACCCGGTTCCAGCGTTAGTCAAAACAACAGACGTTACCAAGCCGGTATCTACAACGCCGTTGGCTGTTGCGGTTGTACCACTAGGAGGCGCCGCAATCGTAATGGTCGGGGCACTGGTATAGCCTGAGCCGGGGTTTGTAATGGTGAGCGCCACCACATTTCCGCTTTGAATACTTGCTGAAATGGTTGCGCCTGAGCCTCCACCACCGCTAACCGACACGGACGGCACCGACGTATAGCCAGAGCCAATGTTGGTGATGTTGGTTGAAATAAGCGTTCCAGCGCCGGTTGTGATGGTTGCCACACCCGTTGCTTGTATGCCATTGGCATTATTGGGGGCGCTAATGGTGACTAGGGGCGCAGAGCTGTAACCTGAGCCTTGGTTGGTGAGTCCAATGACCGATACTGAGCCAACAGAGATTAAGTTTGTTGCATCCCAAGTAAAGTAGCCTTTGTATGGGTCAAGAATCAAAGCCTCGGTGTTTTTCCACTGACTGACGTTGATGTTGCCTGTTGTGCTGAATGTTCCGGCTGGCGCAACGTTGCCTTTGGATAAAGAGCCAATATTGACGTATTCACATGAGCCGTCTGACTCAAAAGCAAGCAAATAGTCATTTAGATTTAAGTTAACCGCAAACATTGCAATCACGGTATGACTAAAAGTCACCCCGGTATTGGTGTATGTTGGCGTAATTTTGAGGTTGGCATAACCAACCGGCATGGCATTTTCAAGCCATGAGAACTCATCTTCTTCAATAGCGGTGCGGTTAGCCTTGGTGTTAACGCCTTTAAACTGCTTAACAACCTGATAAGACTTTTTTTGCTCTGCTGATGCCATTTAGAAAAGACTCGAATAGGGGTCTGGCATCCTTCTTGTAAATGTTGTTGCCAGTACAGATTGCATTTGCTTGGTGTATTCTTGCTTGTATATCTCGGCTTCGCCAAAAGACTGTTCATAGTATTTGGCAAGATAAGCCGCATAAAACGGTACTGGTGAGTAATAAGGGTCGTTGATTGAATCTACATCGTTCAAATTAACCAACGGCGTTGGCAATATCACGGTGTCTAGCTCAATCGTATAAACTTGGTCCGGCACTGGAGAAATGTAAATAGTCTGCTGACCATAGACAGAAAAACAAATAGGTCTGCCAATATAGTTTTGCCAAAAGCGCAACTGGGCGTTGAACTGGGTCCATGGCAAGTAGCGCATGGGAACGCGAGTGTTGCCCCAGTACAAGTTGATATTTAAGACATCCAGCGTTTGCAAGCCGCTCGGCAAGCAAGAATACTGAATTTGCTCACAAGGAGCCACATATTGCAAATACGCCGTTCCATTTTGAAAGGGCGTACTGGGTGGGTAATTCTGATAAATGGTGGACGAGCCACTAGGATAAGGGGGCGCTGTGGTTCCTAAAGTACCAGCAGTCGTAACCTGATAAATAAAAATATTTGAAAAAACATAGTCACCGAGGTTGACAGCTTGATTTGCGACCCAATTATATGGATATGCACCACCGGGGACTGGGGTACATGGTGCTTGCGAGACTTGAACGGTACGCAAGCATCCTGTATCACGGACAAGTCTCTCTCTTGCAGAATTGATGTTGTCAATTAACTGCTGGTTGGTGTAGAAGTTTGCGTTTGCATCATGCAACAAATTTCTAACAGAGTAAAGATAACCTGAGAGGGTTTGCGCCATTGAACGTCCATATTATGCTGGGACATTTCCCCCCGCCTTCTTTGAGGAAGGCAGAGGTACTCTTTCCATCACCGGGGATAACGAGTGATTCTGTTGAGGAGGTTCCAAAGTAATTTGGATTTTCTCCAAAATTTCTAAACCTTGAGGCAAGTCATTTTTTGTTTTGATAAGTCCAAGGCGAGTGAGATAAACTTCTTTATCGTTGTCACCCCAGCCAAATATGTGTCGAATCGCTTCTTCCGGCGCCTCCACTGTTTGATTCACCGGAAATCTGTATTGTTGAAACGCATAGTCAAAAACTATGGGCTTCTCCCAATTATTCGTTACATACATAGTTATCCCCTATCAAAAAAAAATTAGAACGTTACAACGTCTCCGTACACGCGAATATCACAAGTGTTGGAGTTACCAGACACAGTGTTGATGTTCACATACAAAGCTGAAGTAACTGCACCTGATACAACCGTGTTTCCGTTATAAGGTGAAGCAATTGTCAAATCTTGGTACAAACCAGTTCCTGTGAGTGTCACTTGGGCATTTGCAACAACAAGGTTTGCACCGTCGTTGGTTGTTCCAATAGACACATAAGCACTTGATAAGCTACCAGACGGATTTTGCAGAGTAATTCTTCTGATTATGATTCCGCCTGAATTGGCTGTTGCTCCGCCCTTAGTCAAGCCACCGTTCAAAATGGGAAGCGCAATAACAGCATTTCCCGCTGTATTGAGTTGAGTAGCTTGAATAACAGCCACACGACCATATCCAAAACTGTCAAGGTAAAACTGACTGACTGAATCTGGATTAGCCATGTGTTACTCCTTAGACGTTGTTGTAAGTGCCGGAAACTGATTGACCACTGTTAGAGCCATACAGCGTTACGGTAACGTTACCACTTGTTGACAATGCTTGAACGTTTGCGCCATCAGACCACACAATACCAGCGGCACTTGCGGAGATAACGTTTGTCCAAGAAGGAGAGGCAAGGTTAGTCGATGTGTTGAATTGAATCACAACGTTAGCTGTTGGCAACAACTGATACAAACCAACTGGAATGGTTGTACCGGATGTTGTTGCAGTAACGTTTGATGCTTCAAAGTACGCGCCGGCTGTGTTTGTCGCCGCATTGGCTAGGATGATTTTATTGGGTGAAAGTGACATGATTTACCTCCTTATAGTGAAATAGAGTTGTAACCCGTCACCTGTGTCATGGTCTTAGGCTTGGTAGATACCAATTCTGCAATCATGAGAACAGCGCCAACATAACCAATTTGCCAGTTAGGCAGAGTGGACTCAAATCCTGTGAACACAAACGAACCTTGCTCATGGATGTATAAGCTCAAGTAGTTCATGTTGAGGAAGTAAACAGTACCCTCTGGGCAATATGGGTCTGGATAGATTGGCACACCAGCAACCATCAAAGCACGGAAAGCGGCTTGAGGACCGTTGCCGTCTGCATCAAATCCGTTGCCGGGAGTGATGACATACTGCTCTTGACCTACAAAGTCTTGTGCTAAGAGTGTCCAAGTACCAAATCCGCAAACACCAAATGTAGGTACTTCAGCACCTTTCTTAACAGTTCCAGCAATGTACTGAAGAATGTTTTGACGAGTTGGGTTTACATTACCAGCGGCATACTGGGCAGATTGCCACCATGTATAGCTTGAACGGGAGATGTTTCCGTATGTACCGGAAGAAGAAACTGCGGCGGGAAGACCAATGAACTGCTGATTGTTTGTTGTATTGGTGTACAACGCAGTAGCCATCGCATCCATCATGACGTTTGTCGCGTCATTCATACGAGCTTCAATGAGTGGGATGATTGCGGCGTCTTGCTGAACCGCACCTTCCATACCGAGGAACGGTACTGGGGCAATCATAAGTTTCAAATCAAATTCAGCGTTGTAAGCACCTTGCTGGACGGCAGGCTGGTTGAATGAACCAGAGTAGTCCGACCACTGGGCGTTCACAAATTGTGAGCCTTGAACTGGAACTGTTACTGAGGATACACCACCGCTTGCTTGTTGACTGTTTGCAATCAACGCCGCAAGTAAAGGCGTACTGTTATAAAGTTGAACAACCAGCTTGGGGATGAACGCTCTACGAGTGACGTAAGTCAGCTCGGTATATTGCGAACTACCCGTTGCCGGAATAATACCGCCACCAATAGGCATAATTTATCTCCGAAAAAAAATATCCCCTGTTTTAAAAACCTATTGGTCTTACGTTTCCTTTGCGTAAGTCCATCAAGGCTCTTGATGCTTCATCCCTAGCCGCAGTCACTCTGTTTTTCCAGAAAGGCTTCAAGTCAAACTTTGCAAGCGGATTGGGCTGATATGCTCCGCTGACAGACGTTGGCGTGGCTGATTGTTTCATCCACTCCCAGTAATCCGCCGCGGCTTCATGATTGGTAATTCCTTTATCAATCATTACTTTTTCGATTTCAGGAATGTCATTTTCAGACAATCCTCTTTTCATAAGTTTTTGACGACGCGATTCCAAATCAGCTACCGCCTCTTTTTCACGCAACTTGTTTTCCAAGTCTTGTACTCTTTGCTCTGCGCGAAGCACTGCGTTATTGGTTTTTTGTTCAATATCAAGTTCTGGCAATGGCATATTGGGATGAACTTCCCTAACCAAGCCTAAAAACTTAGGACGAATTTTAGGGTCGTCCGACATTTTTTTAACCAACATTGCGAGTTCATCTCGCTGTTCAAAGGTAAGGTCTTCTAAACTCATAAATATCCCCTGTTGTTATTAAATTACTTTTTTACCGTCACCGGGCTTCTCAACGTGCATCTTGTTCTTAGGACCAACTTTAGCTGGGTTGCTAAGTCCACCTAAGTGAGCAAAACGTGGTTGGTTGGTGATGACGCCATGTTGCTGATTGTCAGAAATCGGGTTACGAGGCTGACCAGCGGCGCGAGGTTTAAATAAATCCATGATAGTTTCCTTTTACATTGGAGGAGGAGTTGCGCCACCAGCGGGAGGCATACCGGGAGGCATACCACCCCCAGCACCCGGCATTGGCGGCAAATTGGGAACAGCGGGAGCTTGAGACATTGCCCGACCTTCTGGCGTAGCGCCTCCAGCTTGGGGCAAATTTTGTAGCATCTGAATAATTTCAGACTGCTGAAGTTCTTTGGTTTTGTTTTTCTTGGGACCGAGAACCGCGGTGAGAGAACGAATGGCGGCAAGTGCTTTTTGTCCTTCATCGGATTCAGAGCCAAGGCTAGGCAGAGCTTGTTCAATCAAGTCCATTGCCATGGAGAGATTGACCATTGCGCCTTCACGATTGCCCATCTTGGGTTCAGGTGTTGACATAGGAGAAGCCATTGGCGGCGTCTCAGCATCCGACATATTGCCGGGTTCATTCGGAGGCGGCGTAATTGCTGGAGCTGACGATGCCCCGGCGCCTCTTTGCGACTTAATTAAATCCATCAGCTTATCTGGTGGGACGCTCATAAATTGCCTCAATCGTTAAAGTTAACTCAATTGACCCGAACTATAACACTATGTCAAGTGGGGAGGCAAATTTTTATTCCCGCCCCCCCAAAGGAATGTTGGTTTTGGTCAAGCCAAATAACCTTAAGGGGCAAGCCCCGTAAGATTACTTGCGGCTCTTACGACCTTTACGCGCTTTACGCATGGTTCACTCCTAGATAAGAGGAGGCGACCTATTTATGAGGGAAGGAAGCCACACCCTTTTTTTCTTCTCAGAAAAAACTTTCACAATCTGACTGTTTCGCGTCCACTACTTCTAGTGGTGCGCTGGGTACCGAGATTCGGTGTCCCTGTATTCCTGTACTGAATCGACGCCGGTTTAGACATCGCTTTCAAAGATTCTGTGCTGACCCTTGGTTGATCTGCTCTGGGTTGTGTAGATGTTCTTGTAGCCATTACTGCACCGCCTTCAAATCTGCTTTCTTTTCCTTAGGAGCTGGGGCTTGCTGTGGTTGTTGTTGTTGCATAGCCTCGCGCTTTTTCAACTTGTCTTTGAGCAATTGTTTCATGGGTGGCTCAAGTAAGTCAAGTAGGGATTCTTTGTCAATGGCTTGCGCCTTGAATAAGTTAAACGCCAACTGACGCAAGTCCTCTGTGAAGATGGGCGAATTGGAGTGCGCGTCCACTTTGACCGTGTAGTCTTTTGTGAATTGCTCGGCAATAAATTGATTGCCCGCATCGTCTTCCAAGTGTGTTTTGTCGTAGGCTTGCATGAGCTTGAGGTAAAGCGTTGCCACTTTTTCCAAGCTGTCCTCGACCACCAGTGCGCGTTTTTTGGCGCGTGAGGAACCCAGTCTAGCAAGCTGAGAGGCGTGACCAGCAGAACGTACACCTTGTTCGCCGCGACCGGAGAGAATGGCTGAGATGCCGGACGCTTCTTCAAACATGGCGTCCACTTCCTTAATCACTTCAAAGAGTTCGCTAGGCATATTAGGTGACAAACGGTCCACTTTGGCGTTTGGCATATCTGACATCAGCAGACCACCAGCGCGGTTTAGTGCAAAGTTTTTTTCATCCAAGATGCCGGTAAAACCAGAGAGTGCGGTTGGCGGATTGACTTGCTTGGAGAGCAAATCTTGAATCTCCGCCATACGGGAGTTTCTGAGTTCTTGCAGTTGTACAAGACGTTGTACTTCAGATTGACCCCAGTAGTAGTCGTACTGAGGATTGGGACAAAGCTGAACAAAGGGTAGTTCGCCTTTTAGGAAAACACTTACGCCTTCTCGGTCGTAAATGACAACATCCGGGTCTGCAATGGTGACCATTTGATAGTCACGGGTTTCGTCGTTCCAAACCCACAACTCATACATTTTGACGGTGTCTTCACTGACACGGGCTTTGTATCGGTTGTAGCCAGAGAGATTGATGTCCACATTTCCGTAGAGTTGCGGATTGGTGGATGACATGATGATTTGCTCGACGCCGTCTGGGATGTCCTCAGAGCGTGTGTGAACAGCGCTTGAGACGCGCTTGACAATTTGTTCACGTTTGGGATGCGAGTAAAGTCGGTTGTAGAGTTCCGACTTGGTGATGTAGTAGGTTTGAACAATGGCTTCTTGACGGTCGGTGTAGGGCGCGTCTTCTCTCAGAACACCCATCGTTGCCGGTTCCACCATGTAGGGGTGTATGCCGTTTCTCATCACAAGTTTGATGTAACTGGTGTTGTAAACCAGTGACCAGTTTAGTGCTGAGGAAAAAACTTGATCTGCGTTAGAGTTGAGCCACTCATCATTGAGCGCCATGGTGAGCTTAGGGATTTTTAAGTGCTCACTGGGGTGAACGCCTGCACCGACGTTGATTGAAAAGCGCGTGGTTTCTGCTGAGTAGAGAAACGAGGTCAGTTGGTCAACGTGCGGAAATATTTTGTTAAACAGAGCTGGTGCATCATTGGGTCCGTTGCCAAAGAGGAACCAACTCCGTAGGGACGAGTAATCAGCCTTCCTCTCCTCCAAAGAGACTTGGCATTTGGCAATCAAATCGCGGTAAAACCATTCTCTGTGAAGTGGGTCTGAAGGTATTCTCATTTTTAAGATGAATCTTTAGGTATCGAGAGGTTTTGATGGTCTGGAATATAACTTGCCGTAGTGGGTCCTGTCAAATTTCCGGCTTCTTTTGGCATTAAACCAACTTTTTCACCGGCAACGGAACGGAACATATTGCCTTTCAAGATGCTACCCATGTTAAGTCCCCCTTGTCCGCCCCAAATTGCGGCATTTCCGGGTCTGTCTTCTTGAACAGCGGCGGGTGGAGGCACGTTGTTGCGGGTAAAGTACCCGGCTTGATTGTCGCCTTCACGGGTTGTCTTGATGTCTGTCATGTTGAAGTCCAGTGCAAGCTGTTTTGCGTTGGCGTCAGTTGCCTTGGTTTTGTCGGATTTGAGTCCCGGCGCCTGTAAAAAGACCACCATAACCTCTGCATTGCACTGTTTCATGGGGCATTTAGGCTCCCAAGCCTCAAAATACCCGTGTGTTTCGCACTTGTAATCCTTTAAAACACTCATTTAGTTCCCCTTTCTAATTGCTCATTTAATGACGGTTGGCTGTAATCTGCCTTGTTTACTAATCCTACCTTAACCTTTATCTCTCCATTCACCACAGTTAATCCCATTGAGCGTTTGACCATAGGCTTAGGATGGCGTCTGTACTCGGTAAACCGGGTGTTGTCTTGGTTTTGCATGACTGCAACTTCACCTTTTGCCCATGCTTTGTATCCTTTCCAAACTCTGCGCTGTACAAATTCGCTGAGTGGCTCGGTGTTGTATAAAAACACATCGCGCAAGGTGGAGACGCTAATGCCGCAAAGGTCAGCAAAGAGGGCAATACTAATGCCGCGGTTCTTGTCTTTCAAGAAACGACGGATTAAAACCATGAGTTGACGTCTAGGGAGTGGTTGGTCCACCGTAAACTCCTATGCGTTTTAAGTAATCAGAAACGTTTCTGCCCACTGCAATTTGCTCAGGCGTTTTGTCTTCTTGTGCGCGTGAGACTGATTTAGATATTTTGTTGGCAATCAGCCTTGGTTGTACTTGCTCTGCGTATGCGGCGGCGCCAAGAGCAAGGGCTATGACCCTGTCATCCTTGTTGCGACCAGAGGCTTCAATGCTGGAACCCTCGCGAGTAATGGTTTTCATCTCCTCAATGGTATCCATGTCGTAGATGTCTAGCATACTGCGCTCAAACAAGTCCTTGGTATAGGTGAGCATACGTTCTTTTGTGGCTTGTGTGGTTGCCCAACCAATAGAGCCAGAGAGTCCACTCATGTTGTCGTTGCGTCTCCAAATGTAGTTTGACATTGAGCCGTACACATCCATGAGTTGCTTGCCCACAGTACCCGCCATAGCGGCGGCTTGACGGCGTAAGTTCTTGAGTTCATTCAAGACCGCCTGACCCGGACCATTGATTTCAAGGTTTAGCGTTGAGTTTTTGTAGGCACCGGCTAAGTGAGCAATAACCCAAGCAAATTGGTAGGTGTTCATTTCACTCGTCGCGAAAACGGCAACTTGTTCCATGCCATCAGAGTAGCAACGACATACTTGAATACAGAATCGGTCTGCCCAGTCTGAGCTACCGTAGGCGGGGTCTGCGCCAATAACGTAGTAGGCGGTGTCGATGGGTTCTTCAAAGACTTTGAGCGTGGCGAGTTTTTCTTTGGATTTGACGACGTCGGTGTCTTGGAAGTTGGCGCCAAAGACGTATCGGTAATAGTCGGGTTGGATTTTCTTGGCAATTTTCGCGGCATCGGTACACCTCGCATTAGAAAAGAAAGATTGTCCTGACATGACAAATGCGTAGTCTTCCGTTGGCGGAAACTCTTGGTACATCAGGGATTCATCCTTGATGCCCTCAGCCAGTTTCCATCTCCACCAAGCCATTTGCCTTGAGTTGATTTCAAAGTCGTAGAGTTTTTTAATATCGCGTACCCACTCTTTTTCCTCAGGGGTGAGTTTGCCGTCCCAGTAGGTTTTGTACACATCGGTGTCTGCCCCAGCAGAGTAGAACTCATTGCGCCACCAACCGCAAAATATGGCACGTTGTGTCCTTGCCCGTTTGGCAGTGACGTACATATCGTGAAACATATTGAATCCCCGCGCTGTGGATTCAAAGATGTAGAGGCGATTGGGGTTGGATTCAGCGAGAGAAGCTAGGAGAGATGCCAAGCCTTCTTCGTCACCCCAAGAACTTGTTTCAGTGCCGTGAAGGTAGGTAATTGCCTTACCGCGACCCAAGCTACCTTTTGCTCGGAGTCCAGCGACTTGATAAAAGAGGCGACTTCTGTTCTTGAGAGAAAGCTGGTTACGGTTGTGCGCGACAAGTGGAATTTTGTACTCTTTAGGCAAACCGTCCATATACATGGCAAGGGTGGAGCGAAACATATCTCGGTTTTCTTCGGTATCGGTTGTGAGGGTACCTTGGAGTCCGTTGTTGATGAAGTGCCAGTAGAGGTCGAGGGCAAGGGAGATAGTAGTGATTCCAAGTTGACGTCCTTTTAAGATAACAAAGAAATGGACGTCTTCTTCAAGCCCTTTGGCTATTTCGCCCATGGTGTAGGTTTGGGTACCGAGGAGGTGGTCCATGTTCTTTAGACCTTGCTCTTTGGTTTCTATTTTGAGCTGGGCGCAAAATGCGTAAAACTGTTTGAGATTGAATTTCATTTTTCCCAAGGCATGATTGCCCCGTATTTGTCTTTCATGAATTGATGACCAACATCAAAAAATTCTTTGGTGACCGATAGTTCATTGCCGCCAAGGCGAAAGTTAAAGGTGTGTTCTTTGGTTGAACAGAAATTGGGAAAGAGCTGTTTGGCAACGGCGTAAAACTCTCGGTCAACGCCCCATTTGTTTTGACCAAGAACGATGGCTATTTTCTTTAAGCACTCGGTCTTCATGCCCCACATACACCAGTCCACAAAGTTGGTGTTGTCGTTATCAAGCAAATTCCAAGGCTTGTGGAGGTCGCCAAGCGCCTCACAGCGGTCGTTGAATAGGTAGTTGCCGTCCTTGTCGTGGATGCTTCTAAGGGAGTACGCCCAGTCAACGCCGAGGTCTATTTTGTGCATGATGGATTCAACATGGTCTGCATCAAACCAGTCGTCATCATTGCAAAAGAAAGTGACGTCTTCGTTGATAAGCTGGGGCGCGGCGGCAAGCCAACGACGTCCGTCTAGTCCGTTGCCTCCAATGTATCCGTCCCAGTAGCAAAGGTGGGTGGAGTTGTTGGCGTACTTATCAAACATTTTGCGGTAGGAGACGTAGGGCACTACGGCGTCCACAAGAATGTAATGCTCGACAGGAAATGTTTGCGTCTGAATGGATTTAACGCAGTCTTCCAGTTCTGCTCGGTTTGTGGTCACGGTCACGACCGCGGCTGTCATAGTCATCGTTATCCCCTAGTATCCAATTGGCTATTGCTTCACAAGCGTCTCTGTTTTTGGCAACCCTGATTAGCTCATCGTAACGAACTTTAGAGTATTTCTCTTTCCATTCTTTTGCAAGAAGAATCTTGGCTTTGTCATTTGTACAAGACAGCGCTCTGCGCATCTCACGGCGAATGACTTGTTGGTGTGCAAGTTTCTCCGCCGCCCAGATTTGTTCTTGTTCAGATGAAGCTGGTGCTTGAGCCAAGCAAAGCCTTTATGCGTTCAATCTCTTTGTGTGCGTCCATGAGAAGACGAGCCGACTCAGTATGAACGCGCATGAGTTCGTTGAACAGCTCGGCATGACCCATGGCATAGACACGCTCCATGTATGCTTTTTTGATGTCATCGGCGGACATGGTCATCAAGGCGTTGTGTCCGTTGACTTTGGTGTTTACAGCAGTCTCCATACTCTGACTCCTCCTTCCTCGCATCTTGCGATAAATTTAAAACCTAACTTTTTTCCAGCCCGGTAATTGGCATTGCAAACCACTTGCAGTTTGGCACCCTTCACAAAGAACGAATCCCCAACCGTCATCTGCTTGTAGGGGTAACGCGGTCTAGCTTGCGGTATGGGCACTTCTCTGTCAATGACTAAATCATCCATCTTTATATCCCCGCTAAACAATGTGATGTAATATACCACATCTAATCATCATTATCAAGGACTACTATGATTCGCACTTATAACGAATATCATCTTGGCGACCAGTTAATCCATCTGAATTTTCTCCGCCGATTGGAGATACCGGCTACGCATTACTGCAAGGCGGAGTATCACAAGCAATTACAGCCCTTAGTCTTGGGCACAGACATTGTCCTTATGGACCTACCAGCCAAGCCAGAGGACGCCGTAAACGCTTGGATAGGGGCGGATAACTACTTCTACAACCATCCCATGAAAGAGCACTGGGTTGAGTTCCATGTGGATTGGTTTAACCATCTTTGTGAACAAATGATGATTGATACTTTCACCATAGACAAGCATGACCTACTCTTTGACTACCCAGCCCTTATGGCAATCCAAGCCGAGCAGTACGACTATCTCATCATCAACAGCCCTCCCAAGAGCAATCAGCTACCCAGTTTTAACCAAGATGCCTTTAAAAGAATGGCTCAGGAACTCCTTGATCAAGGACATACGGTAATCAGCACATATCCCTTGCAAATATGCCCAAATACGCTTGAAAAAGGCTTGGATGTGACCCAAATCGGCGTACTTTCCAAGGCAGTCAAACACATCATAGCCGTGGATACAGGTCCTCTATGGACCACCTATAACGTCCACAATAAGGATAAAGTGCTCAGTAGAACCGTTTATCACAAGTTTATGAAGACCGGTATGCTCAATACAGTCTATCGCCAAGAACTAATCTAGGGAAAAACGTAAATTTTTTTTGGGGGGAGATGGGAGGTGTACTCGCCCATAACCGAACTCAGGACCATTCGAGTTTTCAGGCATGAATTTGCGCAAAGCATTGCGACGCATTAGCCAATAATTGACCATATTAAGTACGGCGCCGGGTATCGGTTTGCGTTAAGTGCTTTGCAAGCGTTACCCCTATTAAATATTTGAGAGAATAGAATGTAATACTATTTTCTAGTTATCGTTTTATTTCAATTACTAATAATTCAATTAGCAAATATTCTTTTAATCAAATATTTTCTTATAAGTAATAATTGTATTAAACAATAATTATATACGAATATTTGGTAATAGGAATATTCTATCAATAATTAAATATTCATACAAATATTTATTGAATATTGATATTGACATAATCATTCTAATCTATATAATTCAACTATTGATTAAATAATTAGTCAATGCAATTATCCATAACTAACCGGGAAAATCATCATGTCAAACAAAATTTATGAGTCAGTTACACAATCAATCATTGAGCAATTAGAAAAAGGCGCTACACCATGGATAAAGCCGTGGAAGGCGGACAGCACAGCGGATAAGAATTTGATTAGCCAAAAACCATATCAGGGCGTCAATCGTTTAATCCTAGGATTGTCATCCATGGTTAAGGGATACGATACGCCAGTATGGGCATCATTCAAACAATTTGAGAGTTTAGGCGCCAATGTTCGTAAAGACGAAAAAGGGACAGCTATCGTTTGGTTTAGCCCTATTACCAAAGAAAATAAAGAGACGGGCGAAGTTGAATCGTTTAATGCTCTCAAAACTTATTATGTGTTCAATGTTGCACAATGCGACGGGATAGAGATAACCAAATCAACGCCAGTTGATAAACCATTTAATCCAATTGATGCCGCCGAGCAAAGGATTGTCAAAACTGGCGCCGTAATATCGCATGGCGGCGATAGTGCATTTTTTGCGCCGAGTGTTGATCGTATCCAAATGCCCCATAAATCGGCGTTTGACAATGAATCAAGCTACTATGCCACTGTATTTCACGAATTAACGCACTGGACCGGGGCTAAACACCGATTAGATCGTACATTTGGCAAACGATTTGGGGACCCGGCTTATGCTTTTGAGGAATTAGTGGCGGAAATGGGCGCCGCGTTCTTATGTCAGGATTACCGGATTCAGGGCGAATTACGCCATGCCGGTTATATTCAAAATTGGCTCAAAGCTATGCGCGACGATAGCAAGGCGATATTTAAGGCCGCCGCCCTTGCACAAAAAGCCGCCGATTATCTGAATCAATTAGACGTGACGGCGTCGATTGAATTAGTAGCATAAACAAACGCGCCGGGCGTTTTCCCGGCTTTTCTTAAACTTAGGGGATAAATATGCAAAAACAAACATTAAACAAAGACGATTTTTTATTAGCTAGTGACGTTGATGATAACGGTAATTTTTACTGGTTTATTTATAACTGGTCAACTTATGAACTACTCGCCTATTTTGACAATGAGGGCGACGCACAAACGTATTTTGACAATCTACCCGGTTAAATAATGCTCGACTATTTGGGGGCGCCGCAATGCCCCTAAATGGGCGCGTATTGCGTCAATTTAACTAACTAAGGGGATAACCATGGAATTTGAACAAATGCTAATCGAGGCGCCCTATACAGCGCTAAAAAATAGTTTATTGAATTTACCTAAAAACAAACGTGCTCAAGCTATTTCAATAGCACTTGAGTGGTCCGGGTCCGATATATTCGATTTAATGATTGATGCCTTGATTGATGCCAATTTTCACACCGAGGCGACAGCATTACGCGCCGCATGGATAAACGCGCAAATTGACGCCGAGGCTCTCGCGCATGAGGCGTTGACTAATCAAGATTAAGGATATGACAATGAGAACAATTCTTTGGATTCACGTTTTGATTTTCGCGGCGTTTGTTTTAATCGGCACTTATTTACACCTATAAGGAGATAACCATGAGCAAATTACCATTTGAGATTGAGGGCAAAGAACCCGAGACGATTACGCTAGACAAGGCGGATTTTATGATCTACCTAGCCGGGATGTTCGGGTTGGGTTTTGTACTCGCGCTACTCGCGTTTCGCGTATGATGGACGCCCTAGCCGACGGGTTCACGTTCGCGTGTGTGCTGTTGCTAGGGTTTGTCTTATGGCTAGGACTTTCCCTAATCGCAATTAAATTGTTATCAGAGTTGGACCCTTGACCATGATAAAAACCAATTGGCAACCCGTACCCGCTAAAAAACCCCGTACGCGTTCACGTTGTGAGGAGCTGGGGGTATGTCAACCAAACCCGGAAACGTGCCGTAAATGCCCCAATAAAAAGGCTATACGCGCGTCTAAGGATTTGCCGGTAAAGTTGTTCCCAATTTTATTTACATGATTAAATTTGTGGTATGATTCGCGTGTTGTCGTAACGGTCAACAGTAGTTAAAGCGTTTACACATGCCTCTGTCCCTTTTATTTGGGAACCGTTACCGGGGGCAGTTGTAAGCGCTTTTTTTATTGTCTAACCCATTACGCGCAACCGCTCAGTCGTCGGGGAAACCAACGGCAAGGCTGAGGGACAAGGGACTATTGTGGGGAAGCTCTGAGACAGTTCCAAGGGTGGCGAGGCTAGTGCCCTAGAGTGAAAGACTGGCGGGTTATGCGCGGCTCCGTCCGAGTGTATGAAGGAAACCAAGCTATTCGCGGGGATGGCTAGGTTTTCGCTCACCATCCGAGTAGTTGATTTAATAATTAAATAATCGCTAATAAAAGAATATATGACTAAAGAAGAAATAATTAGATTAGTTAAAAAAACTGATTTACTAGGAATCATTGATAGTCAATATTATGACAATGAACTATGGATTTTTGATGTAATGGAGTTTGCCAAGTTGGTGGCAAAGAGGGCGTTTACTGATGGTTTTTATGAAGGTTTTAAAGCATCTGGGGAAGGATGGAACGGGGAATATCCATTCAATGATAAAAACCTTGAAGTGCGAAACCATGCAAGTATTGTTGAAGATTTAGATGAATCGTGGAATAAATATATTTCAGGGGATAAACATGAAGATTGATTTCGGCGAAACCCAATTAGAAAAGATACGCAGACTAGAAAAGCCTCATCGGTGGTTTGCATGGTATCCGGTAGAGGTAGGACACCATGACCATAGGTGGCTCGAATACGTTGAGCGTACTGGTTATCAATACTTTACCTTTGTTGAGTTTGGTTTTTATTGGTGTTGGACGTATAAAGCAATACCCAAAACTGTTGGGGATTTAGTAAAGGAAGATACACATGGACATTGATTTAATTTACCTAGTTGCTGAGAAGCTGGACAACATGGATTGTTTGCGCCGCAGTGATGAGACGGTCCTAACCGCCGCCAGTAATTTATTACGCGACTTTGTGCGCGAGTTGGATATGGCGAGAATGTCACTGGATGAGCTAGTCAAACAGCAAAATACGCGCGTATGGCATGGTCTGACAGAGGCTGAACGTAACGATGTAGTCTGGTCCAATACCCGCGCAGATGACATTAAGGAAGCGTATGACGTTGCAGTGGCTATTGAGCAAGCATTAAGGGAGAAGAACAATGGGTGATATGGCTGAAGTATTTAATGAATGGAAAGCATATAAAAAAGAACGCAAACAGAGACTTGGTATGCCTTGCCCTGATTGCACAATTAAATTGCCAAAAGCGCAACCAAAAATTCTTATGCCAAACCAAAAGTGCTGGTGCGGTTATATAGACAAGCGACAAAGAGAAGCCAAACTCAAGGAGAAGAACACATGAACCAAAATACGACGCTAGAGGCTTTAATTTACAACCGGGAGGCTAGGCTTAGGTCCCAGTTAAAAAAGGAGCATACGCTTGTTTTAAGGGCTAGGCTGGACGAAATACTACTGATGAAGCGCAAGCTAAAGGAATTAAACCCAGATTCAATCTTGTGGCGCAAACGACAAATACTATCGGAAGGAGACAAATGATTAAAAAATACAATGACTAATCATCATAACTGTGCTACATTATCTACTCTTGTTCCATTATTAACTAACCGGGGATTATTATGAATATCGTTGAGATAGAACCTTACACAGAGGTCAAGCTGTGCGTTAACTGCAAATGGATGATGACCAGCGACGAGTGGCAACCCAAATGCAAAGCATCCGAAAGACGCGATCTAGTCACGGGTGAATATCAATACTACTACTGCAAGACCGAAAGAGAGTGGGATACACCCAATGGTTGCGGTAAAGACGGCAAAAACTACGAACCTAACATTGAGGGGTAAACCATGGGAAGACCTACATTACAAGTCACTCGCCTACAAAAAGAGCTGAAGGATTGGATTTCTATTGCTGAGGACAATACCGCCAAACTGGACGACGCAACAAACAAGTACGAACAAACCAGAGATGAGCTGGTTAAAGCGGAAAAGACCATAGAGTCTTTAATCTATCAACGGGCGCACCTCATCGCGCTCATCAATATCTTAACCAAGGGGAAGTAAATGGCTAACGACAGAGCAGACTTTGAACCAGAGTTTCGCAATCAATACTGGTGGGCAACCGATTCCGCTGAGGCGGCTAAGGGCAACGCCAATGATGTGGTGCTAACGAAAATAGGCGCTAAACCGCCGAAGGACCTAAGCCACATTGAGGCTGTGCAAATGGGTCATGTCATGCAACCTATCATCGGACGGCTTGCACAAGACCGGCTCAAGGTAGAGCTGAAGGACGCTGACTACATGATGACACATCCTAAAGAATCATGGATGCGTTCACACTTTGACTTTATATCCGCTGACGGAAAAATGCTTGTTGAGGCTAAGAACTACTCGGCTATGACCAGAAACAAGTACGACGCAGAAAGCGGCATCATACCGGCGTTCAACATGGCGCAACTCATTCATCAATCGGCTTGCCACAACATCGAGCATCTGGTCCTAGCTGTGCTCTTTGGTGGTCAAGAGTTCCAAGTGTTTCAGTTCCACATCACTGAGCAAATGCGCGACCAGTTGGTCAAGGACATGGCTAAGTTTTGGGCGGCTGTACAAACCAAGACACCACTGGACCCCGAGACAACAGAGCACACCAAGCTCATGTACAAGGCGGACGCCGGAACAGTGACAGTGGCTAATGCTCAAGTCGTACAAATTGCTGAGACGCTAAAGAACATCAAGGCGCAGATCAAGCAAATGGAGGAGGATGAGGACAAGCTACAAACCGCACTACAAAGCTATATGCAAAACCATGCGGAGTTGGTAGGCGTTGACGGCTCGGTCCTAGCGACATGGCGGTCTAGCAAGGCATCCAAGCGCTTTAATGCTGAAGTCTTTAAGTCCGCTATGCCCGACATTTACGAGCAGTTTGTATTTGAAACACCCGGCTCTAGGAGGTTTTTACTCAAATGAAAGCATTTCCAACATCAATGAACGAAGGATACCCACAAATTATTCAAGGCGGCATGGACTTGCGAGACTGGTTTGCAGGGCAAGTATTACCTACGTTGATAGGCGGAGCGGGAATGGAAGACATTACAAAAGCCGCTTATAAATGGGCAGACGCAATGATGAAAGCAAGGGAGAATAAAGATGAGTAACCTAACACTTAGACAAGGCTTTGCGCCCCAAACCATGAATGAGGCAATTCAGTTCTCTGAGATGCTCTCCAAGTCTCAGATGGTCCCAAAACAATATCAGAACAAACCTGAGGATATTTTGGTGGCTGTGCAGTGGGGCTATGAAATTGGATTAGCACCCATGCAAGCACTCCAAAACATTAGCGTCATCAACGGGCGCCCCAGTGTTTATGGAGACGCCGCCATGGCTTTGGTCCAGTCTAGCCCAGCTTGCGAGGACATCGAGGAGTTCATGGAGGCTGAGGGCACACCGAACCCGGTGGCTGTCTGTATTGCTAAGAGAAAAGGACGCAAACCCGTCACTGCTAAATTCTCTGTGGAAGACGCCAAACGCGCTAATCTGTGGGGCAAACAAGGTCCTTGGACCCAGTATCCTAAACGTATGCTTCAGATGAGGGCTAGAGGCTTTGCTTTGCGCGACGCTTTCCCAGACGTCCTCAAGGGGCTAATTACTGCTGAGGAGGCACAAGACTACCCTAGCGACACTGTCGAGGCTCCTAAGCCCATTCCAAGGGCTGTGGAAGTGCTTGAGCAGTTTGAGGACGAACCGCCCGAGGGATACATTTCTCTCTTTGTGCCAAACAACCCCGACCCCTATTCATGGCACCCGGACACCGCTTCATGGATTAAGGCTTATCAACATCTTGTCCACAAAATCAATTCTTTTCAAAAGCTCACCGCTGAGGAAAAACAAGAAAAGATTTGGGGGCTAGAGAAAGCTAACGCCGAAGTGGTTGAAGGCTTTGATAGTTTTGACCGAGTCAAGCTCAAAGCGGCTATTGCTGAAGTTGGGGTTGACCCGTTAAAAAAGCCGCCAGTGTCTCAAGACGAGGTACCCAGCGAGAGCGAATCTTGAGGCACCTACAAAGTGGAAAAACAATCACACCACTTGAAGCACTCGAACAATTTGGTTGTTTCCGGCTTGCATCCCATATCGAAGTTTATCGAAAAGCAGGACACAGAATCTTTACAAAAATGGTTAGTGACGGCGGCAAAGAGTACGCCGAATACAAATATTTATCAGGAGAAACCGCGAATGGCTAGTAACTATCAACCCGTAGAAAGTAAGGGCATACTCACGCCGAGCGCCTACTTGCAGAAACAAAACCCTAAGGCTCCCGACTTTAAGGGCAAAATCATGCACAAAGGCGAAGTGATTAACATATCCGCTTGGTGGCGTAAATCCCAGTACGGCGAGTTCTTAACGCTTGCTGTGGACACTTATCAACCGCCTGTCAACACACAGACTTATCCCCGGGAAGTAACGCCCAGAGGGGATGAGGACGTACCCTTTTGATGCCCGGTCCCCGTAGTTCAATGGATGAGAATACGATGCTACGAACGTCGAGATGGAGGTTCGATTCCTCCCGGGGGCGCCAATGAAGGCTATTCTGGTATTGCCGCTGAGTCCGAGCACCAACACCTATTACCGCAAATACAACAATATTATGGTGATAGGTGCTGAAGGCAGAGCATTTAGGAAGGCTGTGCAAGAGTACGTTTTAGTCAACAAGATACCTAAGTTCAGGGACAGAAAATTGAAAATAACAATGGTGATTAGTCCAAGGGACAAGAGAAAGATTGACATTGATAACCGCATCAAAGCAGTTCTCGATTCCTTGCAAAAGGCTGGTGTATTCGATGATGATTTCCATGTGGACCATTTAGAAATGATTCGCGGCGAAGTCATCAAAGGAGGACAGCTACTGGTCACGATAGAGGAAATACCCCCCATCAACTCAGAGGTGAGTCCCTAAGGGACAGTTAGGAAACTTACGGGGCAGAGGTTCTGAGTAGCCCCACCAACAATCAACCAAGGAAAACCATGTCAAAAGATAAAGTCGTATCCATCAAATCCGCAGAGAAACCGCCCGTTCATCTGTACATTGCAACACCTATGTACGGCGGTATGTGCGCAGGATTTTATACACAGTCTATCCTCAACCTACAAAACGTTTTTAAGAACACCGGCTGGACACTGAGCTTCTCATTCATGTTCAATGAGTCTTTGATACCAAGGGCTAGAAACGCGCTTGTACAAGGCTTTTTGAAAAGCGGCGCAACTCACATGATGTTTATTGACGCTGACATCAAATTTGAAGCAAGTCACATTATCCACATGGTTGAGGCAGACAAGGAGATTCTTTGCGGCATCTATCCCAAGAAGGAAATCAACTGGGATTCCGCTAAGAAAGCTATGGACGCCGGAGTACCCAACGACCAACTCAAACACTTTACTGGTTCATTTGTGGTTAATCTTGTGGATTACTCCAACGAAGTCACTGTGCCTGTCAATAAGCCTGTGGAAATCTGGAACGGCGGTACCGGCTTCATGATGATTAAGCGCGAAGTGTTTGACAACCTTGCAGACAAAGTGCCTGAGTACACCAACAACATTATGGACCTATCCGGCACACTGAAGGCAGATACCATCAAAGAATACTTTGCAACCAGTATTGAGGAAGAAACAAAGATACTGCTCTCAGAGGATTATCACTTTTGCAAACTGGCTAGAAAACACGGCATGAAGGTTTGGGCGGCTCCTTGGGCGCAACTCGGACACATCGGTACTTATCTCTTTGAAGGTCAACTCACACCATCGCCATGATTAACCACTTTACTGTTGTAGAGTCTATTTACGGGAAAATCATAGTTAATCGCAACTGTGATTTTCAAATAGATGCTCTTGCTAAAACCGGCAAAACTCATATAGAACATGAGTTGTATAACATTTTTCAATTTGTGGATAATTTGCCGCCAGATGCTATTGTCATAGACGCCGGTGCAAACATAGGGTTGTTCAGCATCCCTGTTGCACAAAGACGCAAAGACATTACGCTGATTGCTTTTGAACCTCAAAGAATTATTTATAACGCTTTATGCGGCTCTGTTGCGCTGAATGACATCAACAATATTTTTGTACACAACAAAGCAATTACAGAGCTTGTGAGCTATGTTGTCTTGCCGTCTGTTGATTACAGCATGAAGATGGATTACGGCATGGTTAGAGTTCAACCGGGTCTTACTGACGAAAATATGTATATGCGCAACTTTATGGTTGACGGCGTATCTATTGATTCTTTGAAGTTACCCAGATGCGACTTTATCAAGATTGACGTAGAAGGCTTTGAGATACAAGCCATCAAGGGCGCTAGAAAGACCATAGAGACGTTTAAGCCAATACTATGGGTTGAGTACCATATTGTTGGCATGGACGCCATTTGTAAAGCCGTTGGTGAAGGTTATACCTTTATTATGGCGGACCCACTTAATATGGTCTGTGTTCCGTCTTGAAGATAAATTGGAAAGAAGTATTGATATTTCTGGGGTGCTTGCTAGTAGTTTGCGCCCCAGTTATCTGCATTTCCATCGTCTCAAGGATGCCTTGGCTCTTGTCGCTGGTCCCTTGGATTTCTTAACCACACCTTTCATCCGTGCGCAAAATGAATTATGACGACTCCCTTTTGACTGAGGAGCTTTTAGTTTGCTTCCTGTCGCTCTATTTAATTTGGCTCGACCCTTCGCTGTTAGACCAGCACCCCGTTTTGTCGATAATTTTTCTCCTCGCTTTACTGATAGGCTGGTTGATTTAGTCATTTGATTCCTAAATAGTTACGCACTTGGTCAAGTATTTGAAGTTGTTCAGGGGTGTACATTTGTTTGGCATCTTTCCATTGGTCAAATGTATATCCTCTAAACATTTCAGGAACACCAGTCATTTTTGACCATTCTTCTGGCGACCTTTTTTCTCCTAAGTGTTGCTTATGAAACAAATATCTATTTTGCATCATCTTTGGGTCAAGAGACTGCTGAAATTTTTGATAAAGCTCTTGCAGTTTAGGGTCCGTATTTACGCCGTAATGACTTACATAATCACCTAATATATCAATAGGTTTTGTTTTTGAATTGAATACTTCAATTGCAACTTTATTATTTTTAGCCCAGCTAGGTAAATCACCGCCCTGATAAAACTCAAGCATATATTTAGGCTTTGCCTGAGGAGAATACTTGTAAGCAATATCTTTATCCGCCAAATACGGATATTGTTCTTTGGCTACGTCTAATAATCTTGGGTCGTTTTGTTGAGCAACCAAGTTCATTATTTCTTTATCGTTAGCCAATTTGCTTTCCTTCTTTCAGTTCAGCAAGCGTTAAGCCGCCGGTGTATTGGAAATGAGCAAGCTCTTTGAAGTGGACCCACTTACCCGCCCACTCTAGTCCAGCTTGTTCGCCAAGCTCTCCTACTTTACTCCATACTGGGTGGCTTCCGTCCCAGTCTGGTTTACCAGCCACCAAAGGCACAACATCCACAGCGCAACGCCAATTATGGAATGAATCACCGCCTTTAGCATTTGTAACGATTTTGCCTTCTGTTGTTCGTCCTTGGGCATACAAAGCATCCTGACTTTCAATATCACGATATGTGCTTGTAATAAGTAAGTCAATATCAGATTCTTTGCACAACTGTATAAAGTGTTCAACACGGCTTTTAACTTCTGGAAGTAATTCATTTAAGTCTCTTGAGTTAATCATTTTGACCCCGCTGGAGTAGATTGATGCAGTAGCTGGTCCTTAGCTTGTGAACCAGCAGAACTACCAAAATAAAAAGCAACAACACCTGTCCAAGCAGTTCCTAATGAACCCAACATAATGTCAATTTGAGGCGTATGTTGCACTTGACCATACATTAAGCCAAAAAGTATTCCGAAAAACCCGCCTGTAATACCTATCGCAAGAATAGGAGGTATCCAAGATTGAGTTGCAATCTGCATTGTTCTTGCAGAGCTTCTATCTTGTACAGCCAATTGCTCAAAGTCTAAACCTAGTTCTTGTGCCTTGGCTTTTAATTGAATCTCGGCTTGCTGAACGCTTGCAATCTGGTCTGCGGTGAGTTTGCCATCATCAAGCATTTTCTTTGCATCGTCTTGAGAAACTCCAAGCACTTTTGATACTGCTTCATACGCTAATCCTCCGAATGGACCGCCAAGGGCAGTGGCTATTGTGGGTGCAATTTGAGCTAACCAGTTCATGTCAATCCTTACAATATTTTGGCAAGTACCCTGTATCTCTAAAGATTTTGTAGCACTCGATTTCCTTACTATTTTCCTCGAATTTCCTGTGAAACTCAATATACCAACGTTCCTCTCGCTTTCTCTCCTCTGTCCACAAGTGGATTTGGTACATCAAGCCGCCAATGGTGAACGCCACGACAAATACTGCAATACAGATTGCGACGCCAATCTTGATTTGATCGTGTCGCATACGCCTTTCGTATGATTCGAGGACATCCTTTTTTTTTGCGCCTTGTCTAGTGCGTCTTGTTCTTTAACCAGTCTTGCTTTTTCTGCTTCAAACTCGGTCCAAACAGCGCCAAGCTCAGGAGGAGATTCATAGACCAGCATTTGACGCAAGTCGTACTCAGCTTGTTCTAGTTGTTTTTTGCGCAGTACGTTCTCTAAGGCAATAGCTTGTAATGATTTTCCCTTAGGTGGGTTTTTCTTTAGCTCTGCGTCTGCTTTTTTAGCCGCGTCTTGATGGTCAAAAAAAGAGCCAAGTGCGCCACTTAGCTCATTAACAATTTGAACAACTTCCCCGCCTGTTTGTTTTATCTCCTTGTAGGCGGCGACTCCGCTTTTGACCGCGGAGAACGCCATCATGGCAAGGGTAAACGGGTCCATTACTGCGCGGGAGGTGCTGGAGGAGTTACGGTGTATCCGTTAGAAGTTAATAAAGCAATTGCGTCTTCAATCTTTTGCTCACCTTCAACATACTCAGCAAACTGCTTGGCAACATTGTGTTCGGTAGATTCCACAGATGCTCCAATCTTAGTAATAAAGTTTTGAAAATATTCTTGAATGTTCATAGTCCTTCTCCGGGTGTGATGTAAACAGTTGTTGTGCCAATAGAAATGACACGGGCATAAACGTTAGCTGTTGCGCTGACTTGCGGCGCTGTAACAACTTTCTGGTCAAAAGGAAGCACTGGAAACACTTGCTGACTCACTGTGTTTGTAGGCAAAGCAACGTTGAATGTACTGCTGGTGCTGATTTGCACAAAAGCCACATTAACAGTGTCTTGGTTTGTCAGCAAATACTGTTGGCAAGGTGTGTTTGCGGTTATGGTGCTCACAGTCGATTGCGAGTTGGCGGCACTAGCCACACAAGCAACCGTGTTGCCCATAGCCTGAAAAGCAATATTATTAGCCATTAGTACACCTTTTTGCCGCCGCCAGAGGTAGGAGATAGCTTAGTGCTGTCTGAACCTTCAGAAAAATCAAATACGGTCCTGTAACCGCCTTTTGGCATTGTGCCGGGTGTCCATCTGTTTTGACCCATTTGGGTGTTGTCAGACGGCTTTTGAGGGCGAACTGCATGAGCGTACTTTTGCCCCCAGTTCAAATTG